ATTATGAAACATTAAGTGATAAAATATGTGAACCTGCTTTCTGGGAGTATAATTAATACTCCCCATTTTTCTGTCCTTTATTATCATTTTATTATGCACAAATCTGAAACATTTGGTAGAATATTCTGGGTTGATGATAATCTGGACTTCAAATCTTGCCCACAATATGTTGATGGGACTGGTGATTTTGATATGGAAGATTATGTATCAGACTGGGAAGATTGGGAGGGTGTTGATATGTTTGCACTCTTCAATATCTACAAAAACTGTTTACTTAACAAAGTAAATTACTCTGGTTCATTATCAACATCAGGAGTTTAATTATGAAAGAAACTACACAAATTGAGAAGGATATTGCCTTCTGCATTGATGAATTAGAACTCACTAATTATCAAATAGGGGAACTATTAAGAGCAACTGAGAAACTAGGTAACATACCAGTAGAATATTTTTGTGATGAATTTATATTTGATTGTGATAGAGATGAAGATGAATTTGATAGATTACATAGTGAACATTATTTACATATTGAACAATTTAATTCACTTTATGAGGAGGATTACCAATGATTAAAGAACTAACTAATGCTCAAAGAGATGAACTAATTGAACAATATGTTGAGTTAGTTGTTGATAATATGGACACTAAAGATTTAATGAGATATGCAATAGATAGCATTACAGAATACATTGAAAAGTTATCAGATATTGAGATAAAAGAGGAAGTTGATAACTTTGATGAGGAATTATATGATGAGTTAGTTGATAATGTATTGGAGGTAAAATGATGAGACAACTAACACTAACTAATGCTCAATTTGCTGCACTATATGATATTGTAAAAGATGCAGTTGATTATATCGAAGGTGACTTAATTACAACAGAAGATGAGAACGGAAATGAAATATTAGAGGACATAACTGAATATGAAGCATATCAAATCTTCCAACAAATTAAACACATTCAGGGAGAATCTTAATGAAACCATTAACATATAGTGACAGTCCATTCTTTTCAAATTGGTCACAAACTTACTTCACTAATTTAACATTAGACCAGCACATTGCTAACAACAACTGGTTAATGAATACACTGACTATGTTAAAAGATGATGGGATATTATATGTACCAATTCTTGATAAGAATTTCAATAGATTAGGGGAGGAAGTGTAATATGAATGTAACCAAATCTACAAGAGCAAGTAAGAATGGAAAATTGATAATATGTCCACAATGTAATAATTATGCTAGAGTATATCACTTTAGTTGGAGTACATTAAACTGCATACATTGTGATGCTACTGTTAACAAATTAGATTGGAGATTATGATGGCAACTTATCAAAAATGGAGTGAAAGTTATGCACCTAAAGTAACATTAACTTATAGAGGTGTTAAGTATAACAAAACGTGTGACAGTTCACAAAGTGTCCACTATTCTCCCCACTGTCCCTAATATCTGCTATTATAATAATGTTAGGGGGATTAATCCTCTTAATTGTTAACTAAAGTCCTTTAATTCTTCACACTATGAGAAAAATTGAATCACAAATGAATAGGGCAATTATTAACAAGAATGATTGGTCTAATTCAAATACAGTTGTTGAATACAACTCCAATACAGATTGCAGCACTGTTTATTTACATAATAACAGAATTGCAACTGTAGATCATAACACAAATGCACTTAAATTGTCCTCCTGTGGGTGGCAATCAGTGACCACAAAAAGCAGACTAAATGCTATTTTACAGGAGTTAATTACAGGTGCAAGAGTATTTCAAAAGAACTTTGATTGGTATCTAAGTTATAACAATCAGACTGTAGATTTCTGGGACAATATGATACTTTGTAATGGTGAGGTGATATAATTATGCAACTAACTGCTAAGTCAATAGTATTAGATTACTATCCAATTAAGAATGGTAATAATAACATATTACCAGATAAGTTTCTCAGAATATTATCATTTAAGGGAGAAACTCAGACTAAAAGAATAGTTAATGAGGCACAAATGAATGATGAGATATTAGATAGGGTTACAAATTACAATTATAATGTAACAGATAATCTCTTAAATCTACCACAATTTCACAACATTGGAGGCACATTATGATTGCAACTATTCCACCAACTCTAACAAATAAGGAGAGATTAGTTATAGTTAGAAATGAGCAAGTTTATGACTATTGTTTACAATTATGTGACATACTATATGAAAGATTTAAGAAAGAATTTCCTACACTAAATCAAACTTTTGAAGTAGATAAGGGTAGAAAGTATTATCGAGTTTGGGGAATTGATAATCAAAAAACTATACATTGCTTTGTAGATATTAAAACAGGAGATGTATTTAAACCAGAAAGTTATAACAAACCAGCAAAACACGTTAGGTATAATTTATTAGACAAATCCTCAAGACAAAGTATGTTTGCAAGGGCACATTATGCTGGAGGTTACTTATACTTAAGATGATTAATTTACTTTCTATCTTACTAATAGTGATAATACTTGGATCACTATTATACCTTAAACACTACAATCCTCATTCCTAATTAACAATGAACACAACCATTATGTACTCCTTTCCAGATGATTTAAAGTACAGATATATGAGTTTTAATACATATGAAAAGGCA